TTGTAATACAAAATTTATTTGGTGCCACGAAGAGACCGGACCGTAAAGCACGGGGAAGGGTAAGATCCAAAGAGGGTGAAGTAGAAGATTTCTACGCAGAAAATATAGTTGCTACATTATTTGCACAAAATAATAAATCTATTGCAGATGCTGAAAGAAACAAGGTTGGTTTAAGTTATTTAAATCTTGTTAGGGGCATAGAAGATGGGACCACAGAAGTTAACGATAACTTAAAGAAAGAAATGCAACACATAAGTGCAGTTTATTTCAACAAAGATGATATACCAAAAGACTTAGGTGAAAAAGAACAGTATTTAACTGTTAGAGAAAATGGCAGAAATGTCTACATAACACTTAACGATGCTAGAATAGCTAGGGCTATGAAAGGATTTATGACCCCTGATAGTGTAGGCAGCTTTACAAGAGCTTTAGGTAAATTGAACAGATATTTATCTAATATTAATACAACATACAATCCATCTTTTGTTATACCAAACTTTGCTAGAGACTTGGGAACTGCTGGTGTGAATGTTCAACAGTATGATGAAAAAGGTTTAATGTCTGAAGTTCTTAAGAGTGCGCTACCTGCGGTGAAAGGTATATCTAAGAATCTAAGAGATGGAGATGTTGATAGCTTTTGGGCAAAAGAGTACACAAAATTTGTTGAGTCAGGTGGTAAGAACGCAACTAACCAAATGAACGATCTTCAAGATCAGATGAATAGTATAAACAGCATACTTAGTGATGTGTCTGATAATAGTAAAAAAGGAAAGCTAGGATTAGTTAAGAAAGGTTTTGGTAAATTAGGTAAGTTCTTAGATGATTACAACACAGCAGTTGAAAATGGTGTGCGTGTCTCATTATACACAGCGCTTGTAAAAAGAGGCGTTAGCACGGCTAGGGCTGCACAAGCAGCAAGAAACTTAACAGTTAACTTTGCGAAGGGTGGAGAGCAGAAGCAATTTTTAAATTCATGGTATTTATTTTATAACGCATCAATGCAAGGATCAATGGCACTGATAAACGCTGCGGTTAAGTCGAAGCGGGTAAGAAAAGTGTGGGCTGGATTATTTGTTTATGGAGTTATGCAAGATGCATTTAATTCATTGTTGTCAGGTGATGAGGATGAAGATGGCATTAAAGACTACGATGAACTTCCAAGATATATATTAGAGCATAATTTTGTATTACCAACATTTGGTTTAGCAGAAGATAAATTTATTACAATACCATTAGCATATGGAATGAATTTAGCTGTAAATGCAGGAAGAGCTGTTTCGAGAGCTGCTAGGGGCGAGTATACACCCGGGGAGGCTAGCCGGACCATATTTGGTACTGCATTTGAAAGTTTAAGTCCTTTTGGTGGTTTTGATAATTTTTATAACTTGGCAGCTCCTACAGTGCTGGACCCATTTGTCAGTGTGGCTATCAACGAGGACTACAAAGGTGACCCTATATTTAAAGAGTCACCTCAATTTGCATCAAGACCTACACCTAATAGTCAGGCATATTGGTCAAGCACAAGTGGAACGGCAGTAACAATAGCTAATTTCTTAAACAGCATATCAGGAGGAGATGCAGTAGAAAGTGGCTTTGTTGATCTTTCACCAGACGTTATGGAGTTTTGGTTTGATTATACAACTGGTGGTGTTGGAAGGTTTGTTCAAAGATCACTAGAATCGCCTTTCAGGATATATGACGCTATCAACGAGGACTTACAAGCACCACTAACTAGTGTGATACCTTTTGCAAGAAAGGTAATAGCATCTCCAAGTGAAAGAGAAGATGTATCAAGTTATTTAGAAAATAGAAAAGCGTTATTCACGATACTAGCACGATACGACTTAGCCAGACGATCTGGTGATGTAGAATTAACAAGAGAAATATTCAGGGATAATAGAGAGCAGTTAAGTATTGTTCCAAGGCTCAAGGCAATAGACAACGCAAGAAACAGATTACTAAGACAAATAAGAGAGATAGAAAGAAACCCAAGACTAGATGAGAAAGTCATAAAGAATCTTATAAAGATAAGGAGGGATAGGATTAACGACCTCATGAGGCGTGGGCTTATCCTGATGAGGTCGGCTGGGTTTAGAGAGGCAAGTTAGAAGTTAACATTAACCTCTAGAAGTTCACGATTTTAGTGTTATTATATTACGCAGCCGACTGCAAAGTCCGAATATGGAGACAATAATGGGCAACACCCACTTTCAAGGCGAGGGCGAAACGCCTAAAGACGTTTCTTGGTTACTCGTCATGACTAGAGAAAGTGTGTGTTTATAATTTGATAGACCTTATGTTAGCTTGTTGTGTTCTCCAAGCCTCTATCTTAACCTCAGCAGATGCCCTAAAGAATCTCATACGTTCATCTTCGTATATTGCATCTTTCATTAACTTTAGATGTTCCTTGTATTCTTCATGTGCATAAGCCTCTCTTTCTTGAGCAGAAACAGATAGCTCAGGATACTTGCTCATAAGTAAAGCCTTTATGGACTTCCTATATTCCTCTAAGTATATTCTTGTTGCCCTAGCTTTGGCACATTTGTCAGAGTTATCTCTTAGCCAATCTACGGCTTTCTGTACCTCTTCCTCACTAATAGACTTCATCTATTCTTTCCTTTCTTTATCTTAATTAACTCCCTGAGATACCATTGTGCTTTTTCTAAATCTTCAAGAAGATTTTTATGTTTATATCTCCAAACATATTTGATTACGTTTCCTTGAAGGTAGTACTCGTAACCCTCTCCTAATGCACTTTTTATTGCATCTATGCACTCTACCCTACCTTTTCTGTAGTGCTTTGGTCTGTTTACATTATCCTCAATCTTCATCATCTAAATACTCCTCTATGTTTTTGATGTTATGTTGATTAATAAATATTGGGGTGTCATCTCCCACCCAAGAGCCTAATACATTGAAACTAAACCACTCCATTGCCGTTTCATCATCTAAGCCATACTTGTTGATAAGTATTAGTAAGCACTTATCATAATCATATACTGCAACTTGTTTTCTACTAAATGCACTTATAGTAGTACCAATGAAAGCATCTTCGTATCCATCTGCTAATCTCATAACTACATCTCCAACATTCCATGACAAGCCTTGCAGACACATATGCATTTTTCTATCTCTGCATTGACTTTCTTTATACATCTATCTTCACTAACTATTTCAGCAACTGCTTTGTATTTAGTTTTTGGCAAAACATGATGCCATTGTAAATTTCTAGGATTTTCTCGGTAGCCACACTTTTCGCAACCTCTCTCTATTTTTACTTGATTTACATATTCTCTTAATCTAGCTCTACTCCTCGCCCACTTGCTTATCATTGTTTCTCCAATCAACTATTGGTTTAAATTCTTGTATATTAAAATGACACATGGGTTCTACATCTTGCCAATCTGATCTATCTACACGACCACCCTGACGGCAAACGAAATCGTTATTGAAGTCAATCCAACCAATAACGTCTACCCACGATACTATTAAAACTGATTTTGTATTCGTTATACTTGCTAGTTCTCTTGCTTTTATAACTTTGTCTAGCGATATTATATAAGTTTGGAAATCGGACTTTCTATACTTTCGCCGTTTTACTTCACAGAACCCTCTTAAATTATCTGATTTGTAAAGTGCATAATCTAATCTGTATGACAAAGGCAGTTTACAAAAATTGACATTCCACTTATTAGAAACAATCTTTATAATACTGCCCTCGTTTGACAAGTCATAGCTTGTCTCATATTTTGGTCTACTGTAGTCCATAGAAGTTATCATTAACTTTCAGAAGTTGATGATTTGCTTTTTACCCAATTCTCAACATCATCTTTTTTCCAAAGTTTTTTCCTCGTTAAGATTGCATATCCTTTTGGAAAACTATCGTCTTTTTTAAGAATAGAATAAAAAGACATTCTACTTAAATGTAGATATCTCATAACTTCATCAGAAGTCAGCCATTCATCATCTATACTACTATCATGGTTATTGTCCGACATATTGACCTCACTAGAATGGTTTATTACTCTCTTTTTCTTTAGGAACATTTGCAGTAATCCTGAGCCATGGTTTGCCACTTTTAGCAATCTTCTTCCAACCACTCAAATCCATGTCTAGATGAAACATCTTGTCTTTGTCTACTTTAGACCAATCGATATCAGGTTTTTGTTGTTCCCATTCCATAACTTGTTTTTTTCTTTTTGCAATCAAATCATCTAATACGTCAGATGTAATATGCAAGTAACCATTGTAGTCAGGAGAATTTTCTCCTCTTCTTTGTTCATTAGTAAATAAAGAACCACTAGGTTTGTAATCTTTTTCTTTGATAGCCATTATGCACTCTCCTTTTTAGTATTTTCGCCTATCCATTTCATTAACTCTTTATATCCGTTTTCATTTTTTTCTTTGTAAATAAGAAAGAGTTCCTCGTTTTTGTTGTATAATTCTAAAGATTTCTCATAATTAAAATTATACATCTCTTTAATAAAACCCTTTGTTGAGCTTATTAAATCTTCTTCTGTATCTATTCTTTGTTCATTTTCATCTAAAGCAACAAGATACTTTGTTTCTCCAAAATACTTAACCAACTCAGCATCAGGAAAATGTTTTAGTACTTCTTTAATATTTTCATCTTTCTCTGCTAAATCTTGAAGTTCTTCTTTTGGTGTTTTGTTTTCTCTAGGTGGTTTCTTGGTTTTTATTTCCTTACTCTCTTCAAGCTCGTCTATTTCAGCCTGAGAATAAAAGTCTCCATGAACACCCAAGAGTTTTAATATGACACGATCAATAGCTCTTTTCTCAGCCATGGCATAGGGATAAGAGCTTTGTTTAGCATATGTCTTATAATTGTCAGGACTAACTTCTCCAATTGACCAAGCAGTATTCTTGCCTTTGCCATCATCTATGTAACCTTGAACAACTAGTGAAACTATTTTCTTTTCGGTATCACTTTCAATAATTTTAGGTGCATCAAACCACATACCAAGATGTGCTGATATCTTTTCTAATGCTTTATGTTTTACAATCATAACACTTTGGTTTTGTGGTAATGACCATACTGCACTAGATCTGTCTTTAAGGTCTACAACCTCTCCAACTTCTTTAAGAAGTTTTTCTAGTTTCTCATTTATTTGAGCCATTAAATACTCCCATAAGTTTTTTGATCCAAGCTATAATAAAGAAATCTTTGTATTCTTTTTGTGATTTCTTTGTAGCCTCTTTTATGTGCTTTTTATAAGCCTCTTCTTTAGTAGGTGGTTTTAATTTAACAACACCACTCTTTTTGACTTTCCTAATTACTTTCTTAGGCTTGACGTAAGCCTCGTTCTCAGGTGTACTTGGGTCATCAGCAACAAACTTACCTTTTGCAGTTCTTGCTCTAACCCTCTTTTCTTTTTTCTCTTTTGCCATTTTTATTCTCCTATATATTGTTGACAAAACTGTGCAACAGAGCAGTAATTACCCTTGCACCTATTATATTCGCCTTGGCGAAATTCCATTTCTAAATCTGTTTTTTTGGCATAGGCTTTGTCGGTTTCATTGTGCCAATCCATATATTTGATAGCCTCTTCTTCACTATCTAAAACTCTTAATGCCCTCTTCTGACCTTTCTTTTTTACTGCCCATGCATCATTCTTTTTCCATCTTTCCTCGTCAGAACAAAGAGGCATTTCTTCGTTTATGTCAAAGTTTACCTGAGCATCTTGATGTTTATTAATCCTATCCCTGATATAACTTTCTCTTTCTTCTTTGCTCCACAAAGGTATGTCCACAACAACTATTGGTGTCTGTGGATAGTTTTCTTTTTTCTCGGCATCTCTTCTGTTCCAATCCCTCAGGATTGCACATATGTTGAGTTGCTTAACTTCTTTTTTTTGTTTTGAAAATTCTGTAAATATTGGGTGGTAATTGTTTTCACATAGGTAGGCATAACAATTTAACTGCCTCTCCCATTCTATCTTTCCGTAAATCACAGACCATACCGAGGTAACTTTATAATCAACGATAGTAATCTTTCCGTCTTTTTTATCTATCTCTTGTCTATCTATAGCACCTGATAAAGTCCAACCATCAACCTCAGTATAAAGACGTTGTTCAGTTTCAGAATAAATATCATCTTCTGATCTTTCTAATATTGAATGTACTGAAGTTCCAAAGATTGACCATATCTGATCTACTGCATCAATTTCTATCTGATCGTTATACTTTTGTCTCATTAAAGATATTTTAGGACTATCTATCAAAGACGTTACTGATATGTCTGCTTTACCCTTGTTGTATTTATCGTTTTTAATAAAATCAACAAATGGTTGTGGCAAACCAAATTTATTGGTAATCTTCATGTAAAACTCCTATGTGTAATTTTAGGTATATCATAGAGTATAATAATGTCAAATAAAATATATCCAAGTATAAAATTTATTGTCGAGGGAGAACCAGCATCAAAGGCGAACTCACGAAAAATAGTAAAATTTGGAAAAAGATTTGGTGTAATTAAATCTGAAAAAGCTAGAAATTATGTGAAGTCTTTTCAAGAACAATGCCCTAAATTAGAAAAACTTATTGAACTTGATGTCATTGTTGAGATAAAAATATATTATCAATCTAGGAGACCTGATTTAGATGAAAGCGTTATCTTGGATTGTATGCAAGGTTTTATTTATGCTAACGACAGACAAGTTAAGCAAAAACATATATACTGGGGTCTCGATAGGGAGCAACCAAGAACTCACATCAGAGTTACGCCTATGGAGGCTAGTCGTATGCCAAGCGATTTCTGATAGTTATCTAGGAACGAGTAAAGAAAAATTAGCTATTGGAATTTGGATTAGTGGCAATGACTGCGATCATGTATGCGACCTAGCAGATTTAAATGCCGAGAATATCAAAAAAGCAATCAAAGAAATTTTAGAGAGCAAACCTATCGTTGGAAGATATCTAGGCGAAAAACTAAAAAAAATAATTCAAAATTATTCTAACTAGTATAACTAGTATATACTAGTATATTTATTTATTACTAGTATTAGTATTACTAGTATATACTAGTATAGGGTAAAAGTTATCGATAATTTAGGAATCTTTTCTGGCAGCCAATGGAGTAGGACACGATATCCTGAACTTATAAGTTAAACTTAACTTTTGTCTTGATTATAATTTTTTTTCTAATTATGTTTGCTGTGTAACACATGGAGAAAGATTATGGAAAACAACGAAAGCATCAAGTCTGATGCCCTGAGATTGGGTTTAG